TGCTAACATTCTCTCCATGCTATCAATGTGATATAATCTGTAGTTCTCTGTGATCGCTTTACAGTAATGTTGTGTGTAATCTTTAATGAAAACTCTGTTTGTTTCCTTAACTGATTCTCCAATTACTTGTTCCATAGTGTTGTGTGGGAAATTGTTTGATATACTAATATTATAATCCCTACCAAGTGAAATGGTAGGGATGATGTGCCACTTTAATAATTGGCATTGAATATGTGACCATTTCCAATTTCTATGTAATCATATGAGAGTGCATTATCCCAAGTCTTTTGCCAATCAACCTCAACCCAACTGGGTATATCAATTATATAACCACAATCTTTGCATAGTTGCTCTGCAAATTCTGCACCACTCTCATACTGACCTTGATACATTTCCTCAAAATTCTCAATGTCGTAATCCTCCATAAACTCATCAATTACTTCCTGTCCATAGTCATCAACAAGTCTCTGATATGTTTCATAGTTGTTTCTGAAGTCATCTTCTCCATAACTCTTAATGAAGTCAACCATATCGTTGTACTCCCAATTATAGAGTTCATTATACTCATCAAGAAGTTCCTGTGTCTCTTCTTGCATTTGTCCTGTGGGTAGTCCTTCTCTTGACATAGTAGTGTGGGAATAATTGGATGCGAGAAACAAAAACTTGGACTTACACTCCTAACCAAAAATGGATGTATGATGCCAGTTTTGTTTCCCTGTACTTATTATAGCAATAAAAAAACCCCTGTAAAGGGGTTTGTGACACTTATTTAATCGTCATACACCAGACATTCTGGTTCATCTGGGTGCATATCACAAAATAGTTCTAAGGCATTTGGGTCATGATGATCTCCTGCTGCAATTTCTTTTTTGTGATGTCCAACATACTCCTGTAACTCATGTAGTTCTTCAGTTGCATGTCTCTTCATGGGTTCTGAAGTACTTGGGTCTGCAATAAGTTCTTTGTCATGTTCAATATGGTCTTCGATAGTTTTCATAGTGACCTCCCTATACATTTATTATTTATTATTATAACACTTGCTTTATGTTTTACCCACTATTGTGTTGTTTCTCTGTCATATCCCAATGCCACTTAATAGATTTGATATAATCGAATGTGCAAGACATATCTGCATCACAACTTATATCATACTTTCTATCACACAAAAAATTTCTTAATTCTTGTATAGAATTAAAAGAACCTTTATGAATGTAATTTTCATCGTACAAATGATACTTCATCATAAATCACCATTAAAAAAAGTTCCAAAGAATCCACTATCTCCATCTTTACGATTTTCTATCTTATCAATTACTTCACTTGCATCTATGATATTATCTATCTGTGCTAACATGTCTGCGATATGTTTACTTACAAATGGCTTCTCTGTTCTCGCTGAGTATGCAAGTGCATTTTTTAAATCTTCCTGTGCGTCTCGTAGCGATGCTTTAACTGTTTCAGATAGTGCCATTTCTCGTTTGTTTATCGTATTGAATTGCTTGTTCCATTATAATTTGAATCTCCTTAGATGTCAAATCATTTAACCATTTCCACTCTGGGTCGTTCTTATCCCACTCACAAGTGAATGTCTTGTCTCTATTCTGTTTTATCTTGAGGGAGTTGTTTTGCATTTTTCAAATTCTTTTTATATATCTTAGCATATATTACATCTTCTCTGCTATAAAAGTTTGGATCTGATTTAGCAATCTTAATAATTTTCTTTGCTGCTTTTTTGTCGGATAACATGGTATTGTTAGGATTTCTTTACAAAGTATTTATACCTATAAAAAAACCCCAGATGGGGTTATATAGTAAATTAAGGTGGATGTCTGTACTTTTCCATTTTTCTGTTAAGATAAACGTTTACTTGTTTAGATAAAAACCTCCCTACATATCCGTTTACAAACATTTTGTTGTTCAGAACATTCAATAAGGCACTCGTAATATTCTGCGATTAAATCATTATCGGAGTCATTATGTTCTACCGTTAATTGATTGAAAGGAATTAAGTTGTGCATGATTGAACTAGATAAATTTGAATACATGATATAGAAAGTTTAGGTCATCTTATCCTCCTAAATCTAAAATTATTTAGACAAATTATGTCTGTATTTACAGATACAAAGTAACAAAAATTTATGCCTACGCACTTATACCTACCGCCATTTAGTGAGTGGTTTTGTTTCAATCAACTTCGCAGTTTCAATATCATCACTCTCATCTGGGTTAGTATGATATGTAACTTCTTTTAATGTTTTGAGGTACTCTAGCACATGCTCTCGTATCTCCATCAAGTCCTCGTAGCATCCTTGATTATATGCACAACCACGCAAAGTATGGTCAGGTTTCAATACTGATTCAGTAAATAAATCCAACGCTCGCTGATATTTTTCTGCGGGTGTTTCACTTTGATCTATTGAGTTTTGATCGTGCATCTTTTTTCTCCTTTTGAATACCCTTTTTTATGTATATCATAGCACATTCAAAGTTTTTAGAGAAGTGTTCTACGATACCATTATGAACAATAGCAAATTTCCTACCATCAGAAGGAACTGCTGCCCACATTCCATCCTTAGATACCCAACCAGTTGGTTGTCCAAGTTTAGGATCTAGTTTAGATGGAAATGTAGTGGGATAAAACTTTTGATAGTTTTCTTTTCTTGCCATTAAAATACAGCAGTTACACTAACCACTCTAGCATTTGGGTTTCTTGCAAGTGCGACTCTTCTTGCTTCCTGATAGTCAACTGCTCTTACTTCTTCAGTAAAAGTTTGACCTGCGACATAAAGTTCTACTTTAACTTTCATGGAATTGTTTTAACTATCTTTATTATATAATATCTAGTATGTTAATTGTAGTATCCTGTGACACTTTTTGAACTGGTTGATAATCTTGTATTCTTTTCTCAATTAGTGTACTATAGTTTTCGTTGAGTTCACATCCTATATAATTTCGATTAAGTGACTTTGCTACCGCAGCTGTGGTTCCTGCACCCATAAATGGGTCAAGTACTATATCTCCCTCCTCACTCCCTGCAAGGATGCAAGGTTCGATTAAGTCAGGTGGATAAGTGGCAAAATGTGCTTCCTTATATGGTTTAACTGTTACTGACCAGACAGATCGTTTATTCTTTGTTGGATATGATTTTGTAAGTCCCGAATGTGGTTGTAGTCCTGTTCCTGTGTTGTGGTATTTTCCGTTGGTTCTATCTCGTGTTCCCCAATCTTTTGCGGGTTCTTTAATTGCTTCATTATCGTAGTGGTATTTTCTATTTTTACTAAACAAAAATATATATTCGTGCGACTTCGTGCATCTATCTCGCACACTCTCTGGCATTGGATTTGGTTTATGCCAGATGATGTCTTGTCTCAGATACCATCCATCTGCTCTCATTGCGAAGGCAAAGAGCCAAGGGATTCCGATAAGGTCTTTTTCTTTGAGTCCATCGATTCGATTTCCTCTACGAGAACACATATCTGGTAGGTCTTGTTTAGTATTTGAGACACTTTGTTTTGGTAATCCTTGTCCTTTTCCAGGTCTGTAGTTATAGTAACTATCCCCAAGATTAACCCAACAAGTTCCATCATCTGTAAGCACATTGCGAACCTCCTTAAATACATTTACAAGTTTTTCGACATACTCCTCTGGTGTTTCTTCCAATCCAATTTGACTATCTTGTCTGATAGCACCACACTTCGGACATACCGTTTTGTATATGGCATCGCCAACCCCTGCCATATCATCGTGATTCTTATGACCTGTATTACAATTCTCAGGTTTGACTTTACTGTCTCTCCTATGATTGCAATTTGGGTCTCCACCTATCCATGTTGCTGTGCCATAGTCACGTAGTCCATAGTAGGGTGGGGATGTGACACAAGTTCTTGCACTTTTAGGTGCAAATTGTTTAAGTGTTTCCTGACAATCGCCAAATAAAATTGTGTCTCTCATCTTAATAAAATAGTGACTTTACTAATTGCTATTGTCATTAAAAAACATAACATAATAACTACATCCCATTGTTTATGTTGTATGTAAAATGGAATACAACATATATCGGCAATAACATGCATCATAGCACCATAAAGTGTTGATACATGTAGTATAACAAAATATGCACAAATAATCAATACCGAACCAGTAATCCTACCAACAACTAATAAATTCATCCGAATAAATGTATGTTGTAGTGTTTACGAATTGGTGGATACTTAGGTTTCTTAACCTTAACCACTTTGTATATCTTTAATAGTGTGTCTGTTTTCATCCCTGACTCCATCTATCTAAGATCCATGAACTGCTGTTATGTTTATTGTCACCACCTACTCCCCACAAAAATGTAACTCTTGGATCATGTTTCCATTTTTCATATTCTGGAGTAGTGCCATTTCCTCTATCTCCACCATTGCAGAAGATTACATTGTGGTAAAGTTCTAGTGTCAAACTTATTGCGTCACTTGCTGTGTCATCATCATCATTAAAAGGTATAACAACATCAACATATTTCAAAGCTTCTATGACTTCTTTTCTTTCTTCAAAGTTCATAAAATACTTGCCTTTCTTCCGAATCAACCACTCATCAGAATTTAGTCCAACACATAGTAAACTATCTGGGTCTGTTGATTTTGCTTCTTTGCACAACTGAACATGACCACCATGTATCGGATCAAATCCACCTGTGACCAAAATAATTCTCTCGGATTTTATAGGAGTTCCAAACATGTTATCTTGTAATAATTGAAGTTGCTGCTTCACCTCTGTTGAATATAGTATCAACAACTGCCTCGACCTTTCTTGCAGTAGAGATACCAACTTTAGAATAGACAGGGATGCAAACAAGTCCGAATACTTTGTCAGCATTGCCCTTACGAATGACACGACCAATAGTCTGACTAATACCTATGTAGTCCATAGACCTCATAAACAATACTGCTTCCAGACCATTGACATTGATGCCCTCTGAGAGTATGCTGTGGTGCAATACAACAAACTTCTTGTCGTTTCTACCCCACTCATTAAGTGTATCAAAGAATGTCTCTCTGTCCACCTTCTCTCCGTCAATCATCGCACCTGTCTTAGATGTGATGAACATGTAAGAGTAACCACGAACTGCTAACTGTTTTACAAAGTCAGTCTGTGATACAAGTGCAACAATCTGTTTTGTTGACTTGGCACATATCAATACCTTGTCTTTATCTAAGTTATCTATGGCATCAATCATCTGCTCGTTGTCTCTGTCTGCAACTAACTCATCTTTCTCAAGTATTCTGGTCTTGTAAACTTCAACCTTTGGTGGTAGTATGTAACCTTGCTTGACCAACTTGGGTGCAGGTACTTGACATATCACATTACCAAAGATGTCAGTATCATTCATACCCACCTTGAATGGTGTCAAACTGTGCTTTGGTGTTGCTGTAAAGAAGAATGAACGATCAGCATATATTGAGAAATACTCTACAGATTCAATAAAGTTTTTCTGTACTGAGTTGTGTGCTTCATCAAAGAAAATAGTATCTACATTAATACCTGTCTCCTCAACTCTGTGTAGTGAATGATATGTGGTGAATATAAGTATGTTCTCTGTGCTATCGTTGACCCAATACTCTAACTGGTCTGCCTTTGTTGTACTCTTGTGATGTGTCTCTCCACTGTGAACATGAATCACATCAACATCAGTAATAAACTCAAGAAACTCTGATGATAATTGATTGGCAAGTAGAATACGAGGAGCAACTACAACAATAGTTTTTGGTAGACTGTCCTGTGCAAATCTTCTCTTAGCATCTTCGATCATGCACATTGTTTTACCACCTCCTGTGGGAACAATTACCTGACCTTTGTCGTTGTCGATCATTGATTGTATTGCTTTCTCTTGGTGAGGTCTTAGTTGCATGGGAAACTCATTGATATGTACATATCATAGCATAATTATGAATTGTTGCATATCCTATGTGACAGTTATTAAATTGGAAGTTTTCCAACATTAATTCTATCTTGAGTTATATTGTAGTATGTTTTGTCTACTTCAAAACCTATCCATTTTCTATTCAAATTTTCTGATAC